AAGGTTGAATACTAAATGAGAAATAATATAAGATGGATGTTGACAGAAGCTAAAGTATCTGAATTAAATCCAAATGAAGTAAACATAGAAGGAAATAAATTAATTTGTTATCATTTGACTAGTCATAGATCATGGGCTACTCATGATTTAGAAGCTTCAAGAATGTTAAGCAACCCAGCTAATGTAGGTCAAATAACTACTATATATCCAACAGACACTAGATCAGATAAGATTGTTAAAAATTTAAAAAATATAAACAGAGTTCAAAAAACAACAAAATCAGATCTTGAAGAATTTATAATAATGAACATGATAGATGATCCTTATACTAATACTAGTGGATTTACAGCAGGTGGTGGAGACTATCACGGTAAAGGTCTTTACACTTGTTATACATTTAATCCTGAAATTGCTAAAACTTACGGTGATATCTGTCTTGCTTTTGAAATAGATATTAGCAAATTCTTGATTTGTGCTGAAGATTTGGCAAAAAAAGTTCACGGTGAAAATTGGAAAATAAAAGACCAGATAATTAAATGCTATTCTTTAAATCAGAAAGATCCAGAAAAGATAGAAAAATTAAAAAAACTTTTAAATTCATTAGAATATAATGAATTTAAAATGTCAGCAAACATAAACAGCAAAGAAAGTCGTGAGAATAAAACATTTACTGCTGACATTAGTCAAAGCATAATACGTTATTTTGGAAAAGAAAACGTGAGTGGCTTGTATGATGGTGTTATTTTGTATGGTAGAGGTGATGGCCCTGTATGTGTTTCTTTTTATCCTAAGTATGATTCAAAACTAATAGGGTTAGGAAGGCTTGATAAAAACAAAAGCAATATAGTTGATTGGTATGACAGCATAAATGATTTTGTTGGAGGCACTGCAAGAAATAAATTAGACTTTGAAACAATGAATGACATTGCTGAAGAAAATTCAGATAAATCAGAGTTAACGAAAAGTAAAGATAGCGAAATAAAAAAATTCGATCCAACAGATGTGTCCGTGAAAAGCTTGTTTGATTCAAGAGATATTTTTAAAGTCTTAGCTTTTTATGAAACGGAAACTGAATTAATTAAAGACAAAATAGAGAGCTACTTTGTTGAAAATAATATTTACTTTACTTCAATTCTTAATTTCCCTAATAAAGAAATTCCTACGAGCGTTAACACTTTAAATATGATGTTTTTAAATATTGTTAAAAAATTCAAAACATCAGGAAACAATAATATTACTTCTAAAGAAGTATTACATAATTTAATTTTAAGCTTCGCAACAAAAAAAATAAAGTTATCAAATGAGATAGTTGAATTTTGTTTAGAATTTATCTTCAGTAAAGAGTATGCGGAAGATAAAAGTGGGTATTATGATGGGCATATAGCTGGACAGCAAGATGAGTGTATTATTGTCTATAAAGATTATATTAAAGATTTTACTTTAAACAAAGAATTAGAAAAATTTATTAATGATAAATTTAATTCAGGAGGAAAAAGTGCTGAAGCTATTTTTAAAAGAAACTTACATGATATTGAAAACTATTATATAACATCACGAAAGCTTACAGAATTTATTGAGAGTATAACTAGAGATCATTTTCTTTCTAGAATTAAAAACAGTCTTAGTATTAGTGACATTAAAAAATTTATTCTATCATTGTTGAGATATTACACAAATTCGAAAAGAAAAATGCCCGCTAAAGTATCAAATTTTATTTTGACCAACGTTCATCATAAAGATATTGTTTTGTCAAAACAAGAACAAGATAACTGGACTAACAAGATAGGTAAGTCACATCATTATGTAAAAAAAATGTTTAGCAGCTACAAGAATGTTGATCCAGATGTGTTTATAAAACTTATTGAACCTGATCTTATAAAAGGTGGTATGGGATCTGGGATAGTGTATTCTGATTTTCATGTAACATACAATATATACAGTCTTCTGTATAAACATAAAAGTATTGTTGATCTTTTTGCAAGATCTTGTAAAAGCGGAGAATTAAGAAGTATAATAAAAAGCATCACTAATAGTCTTGAAGGTGAAACAGTTGAAGTATTAAATAATACAATTCCTTTGGACGATGGCTCTAGGCCTGATTCAAATTATGGAAGTAAACATAATTTAAATAGTATTATTGATTTAAATGATAGTCAATGGTTTAACTATTTCTTAGACACTATGAGAACTTCACCCTCAATTAAAATGATAAAAAAACCTTTGAATGAGTTAGAAAAAGTTATGAAAGTAAAAAACATGATATCTGATGGTGATGTTGCAACAAATAATTTAGATTTAAGTCATAAAATAATAATAGGAAAAACTTTTAAAGAAGTATATAGTTTTTAAAAAGGAAACAAATGTCAGAATTAATAAAAACAGAACAAAATTAATAATCAATGTGAGAAAATAAAAATAAATTAATCCAATACTTCAAATCTTGGATTACCCCATCTCAATGTTATATTACTGTTATTGTTTAACATTTCTGTGCATATATTAATATTACAAAGGATTGTATTATTGAAAACAAAACAGTCTTAGTAGATTATATTAACTTAATACTTTCTTGACCCAAAGACCGTCTTGGTTTTCAAGATCCATTGTCTCTCGAGAAGTACCGTTTAAATAAATTATTAAACCTTTTGTAAAGTAGTGATCTTGAATAGTCTCTACAATTAAGCAGTTTTCTTTAATACACATTCCGTGATAAAATACATTGATAATATCACCTTTGTTTAACTGTGATACAAATCGTATCTCTTCTTGTTTGTTTTCATTACTCGCTAACATTTAAATTCACGTCTCCCCATCTTAAAGTTAATTGTGAGCTATCATTCAACATTACAGTACAGATATAAAATGGATCAACATCATAAAACTTAAACACTTTTGTATCTTCATTGTATACATAATCAATGTTTTCATCTAACAAGTCTAAACCATTAAATACGTTAATAGGTAACTCAGCTAAAACCGGTCCTATTCTACACATTATCTCTTCTATAATAGCTTGAAATGCTAATTGCACTTGATTAGCATTGACTGCGTAACTATACTCTTCTGGATTTTGACTAAGAGTATTTCCACTTATACTTTGCAAAGCACTCTGGTTTGCGTTGTCAACACCCAAAGTATATACTGTGATACAAGGATTTTGTGATGTAGTAAATAAACATGCATCATTGTTCAAGCTTAATACGTTATTTTGAACAAAGTTTTGCGAAGAGTCTATACCTTCGTTTGGTGAGCCGTCACTTATCAAAAGTATGTAGTATACTTCGTAATTGCTAGTTTGTATTTGATTTAATGCTTCGTTCAAAGGCTTTACAAAATTTGTCCCACCGCCAGGATTATTGCTGTTAATCATAGTGTGTATAGATTGCTTGTGTTGCTGACCTTTTCCAATATTTGATGTTGTTATAATGTCGCTATTATAAAGAATAACAGAGTAACTTAGATTATAATCAGAATCTATAAATGACCTTACTGTGTCTTTTAACTGTGTAATTCTATTTCCATTCATAGAACCGCTAAAGTCAAGTAACATTATTACAGCAGCGTCTACAATACTCACATCATGCTCTTCTTCCTTGACTTTAACTATAACATCCTTGGAAACTTCTCCACGACCAGGATTGTACGTAGATGATATAGTAAAAACTCTTTCACATATACCTACACCATCACACTCTAATCCTTCGTCAACACAACTCATGTTCGGCACAGGCATGTTCAAAAGACCACTACAGCTATTCAGAAAATCACTAGAACAAATACTTTCAATATCGTTTGTGCTGATTATACTTCTTCCTACTCCTACACTGCACGAATCTAAACTTTGTTTTTCTTCAATGACATTAAGAGAGATTCTCCCGTATTGTATTACTGTGTATGACAGTATAGATAAGACTGCAGCCAACAAAACTATAGTTAACGCCGCAAATCCTTTACTGTGTTTTCTTGAGATATATAAGTCTTCTTGTTCCATGATAATTTTTGTTTTCTATATTGTCAACTGTCCAATAATGCCCGCTTTGTTTTATTATTTTATAAAATTCATGCATTAATAACACGTCGATATTAAGCCCTTGCTGCTTTAAAATATCTGCAGCTAGAAGATTAGAATTAAACTTCCTATCTCTTCTTATTGCTTTTAACTCTACATATCTATCCTCATCGGGATGATAAAAGTCCGGAGTATATTGCTTGTCTCTTCCATCATATTGAACTGTAAATGTTTTATGCTCATAAACATAAGGTTTTTTTGTAGCTTCACACCATCTCGCATAGTCTGCCTCTAAAGATGACTTAAAAAAGTAATTGCTCGGCAAATCATATCTAAAACCTAACCTACCATTTGAAGGTATTTCATGTAAACCGCTGCTTTGAGCCTTATACTGACATTGTTTACCACAATATTTTGTAGGCTTACCGACAGGTTTCTGATAAGTGTCACCACAATAGTCACAAGTCAAATCCATTCTTTCATGCTTGTGCTCTTTGATATAACAGTCTCTAGAACAATATTTCTTTCCTCTTTTAGATTTAAACTCCTCTTGACAGCTAACACATTTTTCAATCTTATATTGTATTGACTTTTTATCTTTACATAACTTAGAACAGAACTTTGATTTTTCTGCTCTTGATGCAAGTTTTTTATATTCGCAAGCACAATTTGTGCATATCAACGTTACTTGTGTACTTTTTCTAGGCATAACTTACTCCTTTAAGAGTAAGTATCTAACAATGCGACTAGTTTACAGGTTGAGTCTAATTCACTTAGGGAAAAACATCTTTAAATCGATGTTTTTATCTTTTGCTTCTGTTAAATGTTTAAGTGGATTAAACTTATTAAGTTTATCCATTTCTTTTATTGACTCCCAAGATTGTCTTATTCCTTCCTTAAGACTTCTAGATCTACTTTTGCCTATAACGTCTAGAAATTTATCGTTACTTAATCTATGGTTCCCTAAGTAATCTGTTTCTGGGTGCCACTTAATAACTGACTCTAAACTTTTACCAGTCACTTCTTCAATTAGACTAACTATTTCTAATGTGTTATGAGGATTCTCTGCTGTAATGTTGAAATCTTCATAACTAATATCATTTACGATTAAGTCCATAACACTGCTGCAAAAATCTTCAACATGCATATAATCCTTTATCTTTCCAGGATTTAAAAACATATCTAAATTATTTATATTATTATGTATACAGAATAGAGACTTTGATATAAGAGAGTTCATATCTCCTTCACCACCGTATGCAAATAACGGTCTAACTACTAACCAGCTTTTTGCGTTATTCTTAACAGTCATTTCTCCAGAATACTTTTGAACAGCATAATTTGTTCGAGGATATATCGTGCTGTTTTCATAGATTTCATTTTCTTGATAAAGATATGTATCATATATGACTGTTGTCCCTATATACACAATCTTTGTATTTGTATTATTAGCTGCCTCAGTTATAATGTGAGTTCCTAACACATTAGTTGATATTGCATGCTCCGGGTTTAACGCAACAACATCAGTTCCTACAACAGCAGCATTATGTATAATAACATCAACATCTAAGTCTGAAAGAAGCTGCGACCATTTTTCAATGCTATTACTATATACACATACTTCACCACTCTCAGTAGTTTCATAGCCTTCTGAATATTTGCTTTCATCTAATGATACAAATTCATGACTAAATTTATTAATTTTATTTGATAAGTTGCTAGCGATAAAACCTTTTTCACCTGTTATTGCAATTCTCATTTTAGCTTGTCCTTTCACAATTTATAATTCTCATATCTTGTGTTCTTATTTTTTTTACGTTCCCGTTGTTGTATACAGAATATTCAAAAAAACTTCGTTCTCCCCATCTAGTCTCTTTTGTAAAAAGATGTTTTCTATCTAAAATCAAACTTCTCTCAACAAAAGCTGTAAAAATACAATTGTATTCGTAATGAACGTAGTCACCTATTTTTAAACCACTCTTATATGAACTATACTTTTCCATTTTTATATCACCTTATACTTCGTCATATCAACGTTTTTATAAACTACGTTGTCATATAACAATTCATAAACATAATAGTCTCTAATCGCATTAGAATACGTCTTTTTTTTATTCAAGACAATGACATTATTGATTTCTTTGTCTGTTGTAATGTCTTTCATATTTATCAAAGAACCTATTTTTATCATTTTTGCTTTTCAATTCTTTTATACTAGATAAATTTTTAACTTCTATACTTGAATTATAATTCATATTAAGTTTCAATATAAAACCGGATTCTTTTAAAAATACTATTTGACTCGGCCTAATATTGCTATCTGTATAAATGGCGTCAATCACTAAACAATTATCATATATATCTATTGAATTATAGTAATGTTGATGAATTTTTACACATACAAGATTACCAATATCTTCTTCATCCAAGAAAAAACTGTTGTTTATCTTAAAAAACATTTTCAAATTACTTTATACGTTATTATATTATAAGGTATAACATCTATTTCATTGTTTGATAGAACGTAAATCATAGCATAAAAGTTTCTATCTTTTTTTATGTCTATAACTAATCCTATTTTTTCTTCTTCATTTGAATATAAAAAATTGTAGTTTATAACATGGCCAACGTTAATGTTTAAACCAATATTATTTTCAGCCTTATTACTCAATCTTTTAAAATTCTATAAGCTTCAGGATCATCTAATTCTGTATTAGCTGCAGGTGGTTCTTCTTCAACGCTCTCAGGCAAAGTAGAATCGTGAACTTTGTTTGCCAAATCATTCTTTCCTGCCCACTGTAAGAATTGCATTAAAGGATGAGCAATAATATTATGAAAAGACCAGTTTTTAAATATTTTTTCATATTTTAAATTCATTTTAGTTCACTACATCCTTTATTTCGTCATCAGTAAACATTACTAATAAATTATCACTTATGCCCGTATAGAAACCATTAGGCCATTTTACTGATGTGTATTTGTATGGTATAACGTATTTTGTTTCTTTTTCCAGCTTTATTCTAACAAGAAAGCTTCTGTTAAACAAAAAAGTCCTTACTACGTTAACATTACTTATATATGTAACACTTTTATGCGTTTTTGTATCTTTAAATGACCAAAATTTTTCTGTGTCATTCGATTGCATCTGTGTATGGCTCTTCTATAAGTTCACCTTTTTCAATGACTCTATCAAGATAATCTTCTAATTCATTATAAGAAGTGCAAACTTTGATACCACTTCTTGCTAACATTAGATTAAACTTAGCGCCTTTAGGCAAGCCTGCACAAAAATAAATAATAGGCTTATCAAATGCATATGCATAACCAGTTTCCCAAATAGTCCCGATATCCTTGTCACGTGTATTAACAAGTAAAAAATCTGCTGTTTTAATATGATGTAAATTCCCTTTAAACGTAGCATCTTGAACCTCTTTTGAGGCGTTAGGTGGACAAATAAAAATCCTTCTTGGCGAAGCTAACTTAAAATAATCTTTTCTTTCATAAAAAATATTTTCTAGATGCGTCAATTCTTTCTCTTGCACATCATTAAACCAACCGCTAGCTAAATAAATCTTCTTCTCAATAATCTTTTCCATAATAACATTCTTTCTTTAATCGTTTTAAAACTAAAATTCTACTTTAAATTTGATCTTTTACTGAATTGATAAATTCAACGTCTTCATTCCACATTCTTGTAAATATCTTTTCCTCACCAGATTTATTCCCGTTAATCTCTTCACGACGACATTGATAGATCGAATCGTTTTCGTTAAATTCAAACAAATCGTTCTTAGTCTCAGGATGATAAAGATTTGTTCCTTTGGACGTAAATGTGCCATCAGGTTGTTCAACTCTAAAAGTTCTCACATAATGCATATCAGGTTTGTTAAAGTCTAAACAGGAAGCAACCTCGGGAATTCTTTCAACAACTAATCTCGCAATACGTGTAGCCATAATATTATCCACTTCAGGCTGGATTTGCATATCTTGACGCTGTTTAATAAATCCAATCAAATCTTTAAGATTAAACCTAGCAATATAAAATGTTTCAAGAGACTTAGGAAGAATAACTCTAGCGTCCATTAAAGAAACTACACGTGAATCAACCATATCTGAATAGAGTTGCTTTGCTGCTGCAGCTACTTCAACAAAACGCTTGTGGAAGTCTGAATTTTCAACAGATTCAGGAACTAAAATGTTGTCATTTCGAAGGTCTCTGTCGCCTGTGCATTGTGCAGCAAATGATCCAGCTCTATGTCGAATAAGATGTGTAACAGTCTGTGTATCAATACCACTTATCTTAAATGTAAAACCTAAACACTCCATAGGTGTAGGTAACGCTCTAAAGTTTAAAACATCTTGCAAATTACTTGAAGCTTCTTTGAAAGAAGCATTCTCAAATCTAGTTTCGCTAGGTGAATCTGCCCAAGTTGCCTTAGTCATATTCCAAGCAATTTTTTGTGCTTGTTCTTGCGTAGGCGCATCTACAACTTCAATGTTGAGTGACTCTAAGTTATTAATGTAATTAGTTACAGGATCTTGTCCAAATTTAAGATCCATAGGCAACAATACAGGTTCTAAGTTATTATTAATTGGCAAATTTTTTCTCCTTGTTATTTACCATTTATTATAAAATATATTGTGTATATTTACACACAATATAAATCTAGTAATTTTTACTAATTCTATCTCTTATTATCTCATCTTTTTTGTTAAACGCACAATAAAATTCATCAACATCAACGCCCATCAAGATGATTAATGAAAAGAAATAATTAAATGCATCAACTATCTCTTCTAGAAACTCTTCCCTATTAATCTCAGGAAGATCTGTGTCTCTATGCGGCTTCCAGTTTTTAAGATGACCAAGCGCTTCAAACATCTCCTCAACGCCTTTAAGCGCTGTTTCTCTTAATATAACTTGACTAGCTTTATCAGAAATATCAACAGGCCAATTATTATATGCCGAAGGGTATTTTAGTTTTATAAGATTCATAAAAGATTCACGTTTAGTGAATATACTTTCAAGCTTATCAGTCTTGTTTTTCATTCTCAATATTGTCTTCTGTTTCAGGTATGTTTTTCATCATTTTGTCAATCGAAGAATTAAATATCTCTTCATATTCTTCATCAATAATAAGAAACTCATCTTCATTAGAGTTAAATCTTACCATTCTCAAGTGATCTACAATATCTGTACCTGATAAAATAGCCATTTGAATTATTTTAGCAATATGTGCAATTGAATTATCGTGTAACTTCATTTTTTTCCTTTAAAAAATAAGTGGTTTATTTTGTAATTTTCCATTGATTATATCGTTGTCGTGTTCCATAATTTTAACAATTTTAACACCTTCAACTTTTTTTAGTGATTTTGCAACTTCAAGGAATATGTTTCCTTTAGTTTCAACAAATTTCGGTATATAAGAGACATTTAGCTCAATTATTCTATGCTTGTCTGTAGATATTACCTCTGAAAGCGGTCTTGTTTGTCTGACAGTTACTACACCGTTTAATGCTCGCATATCAGTCATTATATCAAGCACAGTTGGATTTTCTCTTTCTTCTATAGTAATTCTACATCTTACTAACATATTGACTAAATCTTTATGCCGTTCTCGTAATATATTCTTTTTCATTGATTAACTCCTGTTAGATGTAATAATTATCTGGTAATACAACTAGTTTTTAGAACGATATGCAGAAACAGTCACAGGCCAAACTTCTTCTACTATATTTAACATTAAATTAGCTAGCTGCTGTATTTCCCATTGCGCACCTTCATGCGTTCTTAACTCAATAAACTTTAATATGTTATTTAGATTAGCTGTAGCGTAGTACTCTGTGTATAGATTCTGGGGGAGAATCATTCTTGCTTGCTCTCTTGCTACACCTTTTTTAATCATATCTTCAAAGAGTAATAGTGAGTTGTCAATATGATGTGATACTGCTTCATTGCACAGTCTACTTTCTAATTCAATATTATATACATCCATTTGAGGGTTAATAAAATCATTAGAATTAGAAGCTTGTCTATTTGAATTATGTTGTGTTCTGTAACTTGTAGGGATATAAAACTGCAGATCTGCATCTGTGTATCGTCTACTTACTTCATTATAAGACCAAGTTCTATGTCTATGATGTTGTGATCTAACAAACAAAGGCACCTTAATTCTAAAAGTTGCAACATTGTGTTCTAAAGTTGAAGTATGTTTATGTTTAATAAGATAATTTATTAGTTTCTTATCTTTTTCATCTAACAAGTCTTTTTGTACACCAAAAGACACTCTTGCTGAGTTTACAACAGTTATATCTTCTCCCATACTTTGAACTAGTTCTACTTTTCCTATATTATCGTTATAAAGATAATGTGTATTTGTCATATAAATCCTTTCTTTGTTATAAAGATTATATGACAAAAATCATAATTTTACACTTATATTGAACTTTATTAAACAATGTCACCATCTAGATCATAATAAAGTTTTTCTGCCCAAGGTATAACATCCCATTTCTTTGCTGAAATGTTGTGATGTCCTACAATACTATATTTAGACGCTTCCTTTACAGACATTACATCTAAACTTTCACATACTGGTTTATCATCTAGGCTCGTAGCTTCTCTTAACGACTGCAAAAACTCTCTACACACATCCGCAAAATCATCACCAATCATAACTAGTTTACGACCTCTAACTCTCCTATCAGGTATTTTGCATACTTGAAGTTCAGCATCTGGGTACCAACCTTTAGTTTTTTCCCAATACTTGTCATCTGGATGCATACAAATATCAATTCCAATAGAATATTTATTAAACTTTCCAGCATGATACGCAGCTAGTCCTGTATCTAAACACTGTAAGATTTCATACTCACCTGTCTTATGATTTCGCCCAATTAAGAAGTGAGACGAAACGTGTCTACCTCTAGCAAGATTAAATACGTTATAGCAGTGTCTAGTGTTTAATCCTCCCCAGTGAACGCATATTGTTGATGGGTCTGATTTTCTTTTATACCAGTTTTTTGTTCCATCATCAAGCTCATATAGAGGTGCTGACCAATCAATCTCCAAAGGAGAATCAATAGGAACTACTTTACCCATATGCATCATAATAGGCATGCCGTAGTATTGTCTAACTGCCCTATGTGTGTTAGGACCGTATACACCATCCGCTTTAACGCCTACTTCTTGCTGTAACGATATTACATATTCTTTGTTTTTGTTTAGTGTTGAAAACTGTTCCATTAAGTTAATCCTCTCTTGATAATGTACATATTAATCTAACTCAATATTTAGTGTAACAGTTGCCTTCAAAGAAGGAACTCTTAAGTGTTGCGCAATATTATGCTCTTTAGCATCTTCAGCGTCAAGATACCAATCAGCATGACCCTTGTCATGTATTAAGTTTATAAAGTAATCATCAGATTTTCCGCAGTTTCTTGCCATCATCGTATAAACTTTCTTATTAAGCCTTTCAGCTTCGCGTGCATCTGATTTAAGCTCTTCAACTTTGCCAAAAGCCATTGACGAAACGTCATGAATCATCATTGTTGCATCTCTATCCATAAATCTTAGACCGTCTTCTCCAAACGAAGCCAATAACGCGCCGCAGGACATCGCCTTTCCTTTAACTATAGTTGCTACAGGAACCCTTGAAGACTTAATCGAAGATATCATTGACAAAAGCGAATAAGCTTGACCTCCAAAAGAATCAATAACTACTGGGACTATTTTTTGTCCTGTGTTTTGTGCTGCACTCATTAACGTACTAAACTCATTTGCTGTCTCTTCATTAAACTCATTTACAGTAATAATGACTGGGTCATGATGCAGCTCTAGTTCTTTTATTAGCGGAGACACGTCTGTTATAAAGTTAACCATTAAATACTTCCTTATTTGAATATTTTTATTATATGTTATATTATAATATTTTACAGGACTCTAAGCCCATCAATTGTTGTTGAGCCTATTTTTCTAGACTTTTCTACGCCGTCTTCTATAACAACAAATGTAGGAACATTCATTATTTTGTGTTGCGTAGCCAAGTCCACATCTTTTGATATATCAATATACTTAATATTTAATTCTTTTTTGACGCTTTCATCAAGCATGTTTTTCATTTGTTTACAAGGGCCACACCAAGGTGCGCTAAAAAATAATATTTCTTTTTTCATAATTTTCTTTCTTTTAACCTAATAATTCCCATCCCCAATTATCACCACTCATACCATCAGCATTATAATCTGTGACTGTTCCTTCGAAGAAGTTTTTAAAACTATCTCCATTAACAATCCAATCGATCCACTCTAGCGGATTAGTCTTAATCTTAAAGTTAGGTTTAAGTCCTAACTGGATTAAACGTCTGTCAGCAAGATATCTGATATATTTCTTTACTTCTTCTTTTTCTAGACCCTCAATTTTACCCATTTCATATGCCAGGTCAATAACTTTATCTTCTAACTTAACAGCAGTTCTATACATTTTATAGATAGCTTTTTTAAAATCGTCATTAACAACTCTTGGATGTTCCTTTACATATTCTCTAAACAGTTGTGTCATTCCTTGGACATGCATTGTTTCGTCTCTAATGCTCCACTCAACAATTTCGCACATTCCTTTCATCTTGCCGAAACGTTGATAGTTTAAAAGCATAACAAAAGCTGAAAAGAGACTCATACCTTCGTTGCATGAAGATTGTGCCAAAGCTAACCCTAGTCCTTTTCTAGTTGAAACGTCATTTTTTTGCATGAACTCAATTTTGTCACTCATTTGTTTATACTCTAAAAAAGCTCTATATTCTTCTTCGGGCAAACCTAGTGTATCATTAAGTAGAGCATAGCTACGTTGATGTGTGCCTTCACGATTTGCAAAGCTTAATAGCATACTCCTAATTTCATTATTTTTAAACTTAGGTATAAACAGATCACAATAGTTGGCGCCTACTTGAACGTCACTCTGTGTGAATAATCTTAAAATTTGCGTAATATGATTCTTTTCTTCTTTAGATACTTTATCGCCTTTCCACTGATTAACGTCTTCTTGAAGCTTAGCTTCCCAGCTACCCCAATGAATTTTTTCATGTGATTCTGCAATTTCCATTGCCCATGCGTATTTAAACGGCTTATATGTTTTACTATATTTTAAAAGCGACATTTATTTTTCTAAAGCCTTTCTTATGTTTTCTTTAACCATCGGTACAAATTCGTACTTATCTAATTCATCAATGCTAATCCAGCTATAGTCTATAGACTCTGGAAAACCCAGCTCTTTACTTACTGGCAGTAGTTCTTTTCTTTCTTCTTGATTTTTCTCATAACTAAAGTATGACGGGTCAGGTAGTTGATCTAAACTAGAGTGTAATTTAG